CCCCCTGAACAAGCCGCCGCCCGAGCAAGACATATCAGAGGGGGAGATCGTGGAGGATGATCAGTCGTGAACTGCAAATTCCCCATGGAGTTCTTCTCTGAGAGCGCGGACGGCTTTGGTCGCCTCGTCAAGAGATTTGAATCTTCCGGCGCTGTAGATTCTTCTTTGGAAGTCTACTCTGGTTTCGTACCAACCACCACGGAGCTTGACTCCGCGCACTCCGCTGAGCGCAGGGGGCTGAACCCAATTGCACATGTTTTGCGAATGATGATCGTAGGGGCGAAGATTCTCCCACTTGTTGTTTTGTCCGTCGCCATCCACATGATCTACTCCGTGTGGCCACGACCCAGTCATGTAGAATACCGCAGCTCGGTGTGCCCTTATTTTGTGACCAGGGATAGATATTCTACGATACGATCCGTCATTGTAGTCAGACCTTTCACCAACCTTGCTTCTGTGAGCATGAGCCTTGAGTCTAGTAAACACCCCGGTGAGGGGGTCGTAGTGGTGGATCTTTTTAAAGTCTTCCAAAGAAATGTCTGGATCTTTGTGCTTCATTTTGAAACTTCCTTGATGGGATGGTTAGCCCATTGTACCACAGGCAAACAAAATGAACAATAGGCAAATTGTAGAATCACCATACCGACCAAGGCCGTTGTCATTAGAGTTCCACGCTAGGGAAGAACGATTCGCAATAATAGTAGCTCACCGTCGATTCGGTAAGACGGTGATGTGCGTGAACGACCTGATAGACAAGGCGCTACAGAACCATCTACCCTTCCCACGGTACGCCTACATATCACCACTATATAAGCAGGCGAAGGACATTGCTTGGACTTATCTGAAATACTACGCGGCCCCGGTGACTGAGCAGGTGATGGAGTCTGAGCTCAGCGTTAAGTTGAAGAACGGGGCAATAGTTAGACTTTTTGGTGCTGATAATCCAGATAGTCTGAGGGGGGTGTATTTCGACGGAGTAATTATCGATGAATATGCACAAATCAGCCCACGCCTGTTCGGGGAGGTTATAGCCCCCACATTATCAGATCGTAAGGGGTGGTGCGTATTCATTGGCACACCGAATGGTCCAAATCACTTCAAGGAACTGTGGGACGCGGCAGAGGTAGACCTTCGCTGGTATAGGAAGATGTACAAAGCCACAGAGACCGGCATTATTGATGACGAAGAGCTCAACACTCTGCGCACCATGCCGGGGGCGGACGAAAACACATTTAGACAAGAAATGCTGTGCGACTTTAGTGCGGCCATCCGCGGAGCATTCTACGGTGACCAGCTCAACGAAATGGAAGCCGATGGTCACATGGGGGACTTCCCGTGGGACCCAGATCGCATAGTACTCACTGCGTGGGATATAGGGTATAGCGACGATACATCAGTGTGGATGTTTCAGTACGACGGCAAGACTATACGAATTATAGACTTCTTCACAGTGTCAGGATACTCTGTTGACGAGGTTATGGATGAACTAAGAACCAAGCCCTATGCCTATGGGGAAGTTCATCTACCGCACGATGCAAAGAATAAGTCATTCCAGACAGGTAAAAGCACAATGGAATTGATGATTGCTGCGGGCATGAAGTGTAGACTGGTGCCGAATCTGTCGGTGCAGGACGGCATACAGGCAGTGAGAAAGACACTGCCGCAGGTACAGTTCAACACGTCTAACTCAGACGTTAAGATAGGACTTAATGCCCTTCGCACCTATCAAAGAGAGTTTGACGATAAGAACCGCATGTTTAAGGAAAAGCCTAAGCATGACTGGAGTTCCAACCCAGCAGATGCGTTCCGTATGCTGGCCCTTGCCATGAACCCGGCAGCGGCGAAGCGAAATAACAGAGTTCTAAATACAGTCAAACCACAGACTAAGAGCAACGTGTTCAGTCTCGACACGCTCTACGCCGAGCGCGAAGCCCGAAAAGCCGATGATAGGAGAATATGATGAGTGTTTGGGATAAGCGCCTCGCTAAGGCGGAGAAGTTTTTTGAGAAATCACGCACTCACGGACGCAACGTGTACCGCAGATACAAGGATGATCGGGACGATGCCGTCACCGGCATGAAAAGGGTGAACATTTTCTATGCAAACGTCAACACTATCAAGGAATCACTGTTCAATTCCCTTCCGAAGCCGGATGTTAGTAGACTCCATAAGGGGGACTATGAGGACGACGTGGCTCGGGTTGCCGCCTTGGTGCTCCAGAGAGGCCTCAGTTACGAAATACACTGTGCCAAGAGCTTCGAAGAGGCCATAAAGTACGCCATCCAAGACAGATTGGTCCCTGGATTGGGGCAGGTTTGGTTAAGATTTGACCAGCCGGAGGCGATTTTCATTGACGTCCTCTACTGGGAAGACTTTATGTACGGCCCAGCACGTTCCTGGGACCAAGTACCGTGGGTTTCGCGCCGGCACGAGTTCACTAAGACTGAATTTATTGAGCGCTACGGGGAAGAGGCGTTTTCCAAGGCGTCGGAGGCCAAGGTAGAGGGGGATATCACCTCTAAGGAGATCTCGGAAGGGAAATACTGCATTTACGAGATCTGGGAGAAGAAAAGCAAGACGGTATTTCACGTCGTCAAGGGGGCTGATGAGCCAATTAAGGAAGTTGAAGACCCATACGGGTTGCCGGACTTCTTTCCATGCCCGAAACCGTTGATTGCTAATCCTACGACTAGTGAATTCTTGCCAATCACTGACTATCATCTTGCTCAGGACCAGTATAACGAGCTGGACGTGCTCTACGCACGGATGAGCTTGATCGCTAAGGCGGTAAAAGTCGCCGGGTGCTACGATGCAGCGGCTACGGAGATCAGCCGTATGCTGGAGGGGCAAGAAAACAAGCTCATTCCGGTGGATAACTGGGCCATGTACGCCGAGCGCGGTGGGGCCAAGGGGATGATTGACTGGTACCCAGTGGAGCAGATTGTAACCGTGTTCCAGGCACTGTCCACTCAGTACGAAATGGTCAAAGCCGTGCTCTACGAAGTTACAGGCATGAGCGACATCATGCGGGGGGCGAGCAATCAGTACGAAACAGCCGCCGCGCAGGAAATCAAGGCTCAGTTCGCCTCTGTACGCATGAATGGTTATCAGCGGGACGTGTCACACTTTGTGCGGGACATTTTGAAGATAATGTCGGCGCTGATGACTAAGCTGTACAGTGATGAAAAGTTCATGGCCATTATAGGCACGTTCAATGAGGCCGACCAAGCGCTCCTGCCACAGGCGAGTCAGGTATTGCGCGACGATCTCATGTCCAAGTACAAGGTGGACGTAGAGGCGGACAGTCTTACCCAGTCCGACTGGGCATTGGAGAAAGGACAGCGTATGGAATTGACCGGCTACATCAGTCAGTTCCTTACCGCTGCCGTTCCAGCGGTACAGGAGACCCCAGAGCTTGGTCCGATGCTCTTTGCTATGCTGAAATTCACCATAGCCGGCTTCAAGGGGGCTGCGGAGATCGAGGGGCTTATAGATCAGCAACTCGCTGCAATGATGGCCAAACAGCAGTCTGGGGAAGACGAGAAGGAACCTACTCCTGAAGAGCTCAAACAGCAAGCCGAGCAGCAGAAGATGCAGATGGAGATGCAGCTCAAACAGCAGGAATCGCAGCAAAATATGCAGCTTGAGCAGATGCAGGCGCAGGCTGACATGGCAGTACAGCAGCAGAAACTCCAAGCTGATATAGAAATGAAGAAAGCTGAACTAGAGTTCAAGCGTCAACTTAACGCCATGGAAATCCAGATCAAACAGATGGAAATGATGTTCAAGCGTGAAGAGCAGCAAATGAACTTGGAAAACCAAGTGGTCACAGGTGCCGTCAAGGCTCAACAGCAACGGGAAGCAGGGGAAATCAAAAATGAGCAAGCAAGAAACAAGCCAAAAGCAGGAACAGGAAACAAAGATTGACGAGTCCAAGAAAGGGCAGACTCAGACGCAAGTAGAGGAGAAGGTGGAGTATCACTCCGACGTCGCCTCGGGGAGGAAAGATGCCGACGTATGATTGCCAATGCGTCAAGTGTGGGGCGGTGCAAGAATATCATCGCCCCATGCAAGATTCGCACAATACCCCTAGCTGCCTCAACTGTAGCGTGAAGATGGTCAAGGTTATTTTGTCGGCCCCGAGGGGGTTTGTCAAAGGTAACTTTGAACCTTTTCGGTCTACGGTGGACGGTTCGGTACTGCGCACGCAACGTGACGTCGCTGAGCACAACAAGCGGAATAACGTGGTCTGCTTGGGGGACGGCTACGACGACGCTACGGTAAGATCTGGCAACTATGGAAAGAAAGCCGAAGTAAAGGATGTAGACAAGGACATTAAAGACTCTATCAGAATGCTCGAACAGGGCTATAAACCAACAACTCACATTGAAGGTGCTGAATAATGGACGTAAAAGACGAAGAATCAACCTTAGCTGACGAAGTGCGCGCTGCGTTCACCGAAAGCGAGAAGGGGGGCGAGGAAGAGACTGAAAAGAAGGAGCAACCGCGCGCGGAGGATGGAAAGTTCGCAGCTAAAGAGGGTGAAACTGAAGTGGAAGCTGCGGCTCGCCTGGAGCCAGCGGCCAAAGATAAACAAGTTTCAGATAAGAAGGATCCTGAGCCTGCGGATGTCGCCGCTGGGGTTGAAGCGGGGGAGCGTGTACTCACTGAAGACAAAGCTCCTCGCGGTTGGTCTCCTGCGTCGCGCGAGAAGTGGGCTACCATTCCCGAAGACTTGCGGCAAGAAATTCTGCGCCGTGAGGAAGCTTCGGTTGTGGGAGTCAGGCAGTTACAGGAACGGTTCGCCCCAATGGAGGGATTCGTTCAGCAGATATCTCCTGTGTTCGAGGAGGCGCGAGCAGCGGGCACTAATCCAGCGCAGTATATCCACGCCCTTGCCGCCACAGAAAAGGTCTTACGGACCGCGGATGTCCCTACTAAATTTCAAGAGATCCTGCGGTTAGCTGACGTCTATGGCATACCCCTGCGCGACGTCATTAACGAGTCTGTTGGATCTAAAGTCCTACCAGCGGCCAACCATCAACAGCAGCAGATTCCCCCGCAGATTCAGCAAGAACTGATGGAGATGCGTCAGTGGAGGCAGCAGTTTGAAGGGTCTAATATCAACAATCAGATTTCAACGTTCTCCCAAGGAAAGGAGTTCTTTGAAGACGTCCGACATACGATGGCCGGTCTTGTGGAGAGCGGGGCTGCCAAGTCCCTCGAAGAGGCGTATGATTCCGCTTGCTGGTCAACTCCAGCGGTGCGGCAAGTCCTACTGTCCAGACAAGGAAAGGACAAGCAAACCGAAGACCTGAAACAGAAACAGACGGCTGCTGCTGGGGCGAGCGCGAAGCCGGCAGGTGCTCTGGACGTTAAGGATGACGATGATAAGGACGATGATTTGGCGGCTACGGTACGCAAGTCCTTCTCGGCGGCGGCAAGCGGGCGGGTGTAAATAGTGCTTGCAGGGCGGGAACCTATGTGGTACAGTACCACCTAGCCTCGTTCTGTCTAGCGACCTAACCATCGCAGCATGGACTTACCTCCAAAGTAAATGGGGCCTGAAAACCCTATTCCTTTGGAGGTTCATCATGGCATTTCCCAACGTATCAGATATCATTGCAACTACGATTGAAAAACGTAGCCGCAAAATCGCCGACAACGTCACCAAAAACAACGCCCTACTGATGCGTCTTCAGTCTCGCGGTCGTAGTCGTCCCTTTAGCGGCGGTCGGTTGATTTATGAAGAACTGTCCTTCGCTGCAAACGGCAACGCGGGCTTCTACAGCGGCTACGATCTGTTGCCAGTCGCTGCACAAGACGTAATTTCGGCAGCGCAATTCGATATCAAGCAGGCAGCTTGCCCCGTGACCATCTCTGGTCTGGAGCTGTTGCAGAACGCTGGTCCCGAGCAAATGATTGACTTGCTCACCAGCCGCATTGATGTCGCTGAGTCCACAATGCAGAATCTTATCTGCGGTGGCCTCTACAGCAACGGTACCGGCTTCGGTGGCAAGCAGATCGTTGGCTTGGACGCAGCCGTCCCGCTCGATCCAACCACTGGCGTCTATGGCGGCATTGACCGTGCTACCTGGACTTTCTGGCGCAGCAAGATCCAGAACGTCGCTGCCACCACCACTCTGCAAGCGGACATGAATGACCTCTGGTCCCGTCTGGTTCGTGGCTCTGACCGCCCCGACCT